CTGATTGAGCAAGCGGTATCCATTCTGGTCGTATAGCAGGATCAGTAGATAATAGCAATGCATTGTAAGAGTTTGGTCCTGCTGGCCAGCCATCGCCTTCATAGCTGTCTGCCGCAAATGCCGCGTTCAACTGTTCTCTACTATTATCATATGCGAGTTCTAAACCTTGCAACACACCGATATCGCCAACTGCTACAGTTGCCGAGTCTGGCAATGTTAGCGTACCATCTGCGCCAAACGTCCAACCGTGAGCAGTAGGAGTAGGACCACTGTAGGTATATATTTGAATATCTTTGTCAACAGCACCGTCTATGATAAATGCATCTGTTCCGTCAGCGGTGGCAATTGTGGTGCCTTGTGGGAATGTTAACGCACCATCATTATTAAAATGCCAAAGTTTCTGATCTGTATTATATTTTGTACCAATCCAAGCACCGTCGCCGTCCACCCACATCCATGAATCTTCATCTTTACCTACTGGGCCTGCTGTAATACCAGCATAGTTACCTGCTACAGATTTTAATGTAGCACCGTTGATTGTACTTTGATCTGGCAATACAATAACTCCACCATCGGTAACTTCTAGCACAAAGTGATTGTTAAGTGCTAGGTTAGCGGGTCTATTGTACAGTTTGCTGGTAGTTATCTTTCCAGCATCTAATGTGTCGGTAAAGCCACGGCCAAAGTCTGTTACAGATAATCCGCCGCCTGTTCCACCAGTTACTGTAGCCCAACTTAATACTGTACCATTAGTGGTAAGATATTTTCCAGCTTGACCAGTTTGTGCGGGTAATGCTGTACCGCCTCCTGTTCCTGGCTCAAAGTAGTCTAACTGGCCCCAGTTGCTAGTTCCGTCACCAAGTTTAAATTTACCAGTGTCCCATTCAACACCTATTTCGCCTTGACTTAGAACTATGGTATTAGTCCAGTTACCTGCTGTATCTCTTCTTAGTTGTATTTTATTTGCCATTAATATGCTCCACCGCCGTTAATATTTAAGTTTGCTGTATAGACTGAAGTGGCTGCTCCACCGTCTATATGTCCGTATCCACCGTCTAATAATCCTGTTGAATCTGTTAGTTGACTAACATCAGTTGGTACTGTTGGTGCGTTAATCAAGTCGTCATAGTCACCGCTAAACAACGTGGGCTTATGTACTAGATCGTTGTAACTGCCACTGAATAAACTAGGTCTGTTAGTTAACGATAGATAGCTGCCGTTAAACAGAGTAGGCTTGTTAGTTAAGTCAGTCCAGCTTCCTGAGAATGTACTAAAGCCAGCATCGTTGGTCAGCTGACTTGTATGTGTTGGTATTGTAGGTTTATGGGTTAAATGTCTATAGTCGCCAGTAAATGCCACTTCTGCAAATGTTGGTTTGTTAAGTATTTGACTAGAACCTGAGTTAGCCAACCAGTCTGCTTGTACAGGATCACCGTTGGGTGTAGCAACTACGTCTCCGTTGACTGTTACTGCACCCTGTACGTTAACTGATAGCAGTTTATCACCAATGTGTACACCTTCGGGGCTTAGCCATAAGGCGTGCCATACGCGATCAACACCACCTAAGTCATGTGCTCCGCTAGTAGCAGGTCTAATATTAGTGCCAACATTAAGCAGATCGAGCCCTACATAAAGCTCGCTAAAGTTATCGTTTATTTTGCCAAAAGCAACTCGTACAGTATCGCCGTTATTACCGTTAGGAGTGCCTATATTAATCAGTTGTTTTGCCATATTGTCTGTAGCCCCATGCTCGTTACTAGTATTTACCGTAACGATAAATATATTACTATGCCAAGACTAAGCCTTTACCGTCCAGAAAAAAGCAAAGATTACAAGTTCTTTGACCGCACTATCTATGAAATGTTTCAAGTGGGCGGTGTAGAAGTACATGTACACAAGTACATTGGGCCTGTAGATCCTACAGATCCATCAAAAGCACTTGGGGAAACAACTATTCAAGATGTGTTATTTTTAGAAAATCGCGATCGCAAATACGATCTAGACATCTATACACTTCGCGGACACTATCAAACACAAGACATTGACTTCAACCTAAGTCAGTTTGGCTTATTTTTAACCAATGACACAGTGTTCATGACTGTGCATATTAACAACTCAGTAGATCTACTGGGGCGTAAGATCATGCCCGGTGACGTATTTGAGTTGCCTAATCTACGTGAAGAATACATTCCTGATATTAATAATCTACGTAACTTTGCGGCTGCGATTAAAAAGTATTATGTAGTAGAAGAAATCAATCGTGCGGCAGAGGGATTTAGTGCCACTTGGTATCCACACTTATATCGTATCAAACTAAAACCCATTACAGCAAGTCAAGAATATGCAGATATTCTTAACCAACCAGCAAACACTGACACCTATGCAGGTGCATTTGATCCAACTAAAACTTATTATCCAGGACAAACTGTTACATATAATGGACAAAACTATACAGTGATTAACGCTGTAGGTCCTGCCGGTACGCAGTTAACACCCCCTAATCCTGCGGCTTGGGCACCGGATACTGGAAATACACTCAGCGATCTAATGAGCACTTACAACATATCATTAGAAGTTAATGCGGCTGTCATTGCAGAAGCAGAAAACGATGCACCACTAAGCGGATATGAAACCAGTCAGTACTATACACTAGCAGTAGATCCCTTAACTGGCCGTAGTTTATTAAACACAGTTGACGACACCATTGACAATATTGCTGACATTGATGGTCGTGCTAGTGATATTAATGCTCCTCCTATTAGAGATGGCTACAAAGGTTACCTATTAGAAGACGGTTCTCCGCCTAACGGTCCTTTAGCCAGTGATGCACAGTTTGGATTTGGTATACAGTTTCCATTTGGTCCTGTTAGAGGCGACACATTCCTGCGTACAGACTACTTGCCCAATAGACTATTCTTATGGGACGGAAGTCGTTGGGTCAAACAGGAAGACAATGTCCGCATGACAATGACTAATACTGACACACGTCAGACTCTCAAGACCAGCTTCATCAACAATACTGCTGTTAGTGGCATTGACAAAGCAGGTTGGGATACTCTCGTCGTTGGCAAGCCGTTTGATACGTCAAGTATCACTACAGTATTCACAGTTAATCCCAGTAATGTTGTCATTGTTACTAGCTTGGATTACAATGCCAACTTTAGAGTCGAGGCATGGTTAAACGAATCTAGTCAAGCACAACTTGTTACCAATCAGAACGTTGGCGGAAAGTTTGGATTTACCATCCCCGAAACAGCAGTAGCGGGCACAAGAATACGTTATACAGTATTTGCCAAGTCTGTTGAACAACGTCAAGCAGTCAGCAAAGCACTGAGAAAACTTAAACCCGAGGCGGATCTATAATGGAATGGTTTTATGATGGTCAGATTCGACGCTATGTCGGTCAACTAATCCGCATGTTAAGCGGCTACAAATACCAAGACGGCACTGGTAAACAGATTGTTGTGCCTGTACTATACGGAGATATGAGTCGTCAAGTTGCTAGTATACTAAATTCCAACAGTGAAAACAAACTGCCAAGTGCGCCACGTATTGCTGTTTATATCAGTAACGTACAATTGGATCGTAGTCGACTAGCCGATGCCACACATATTAGTAAAGTACATATTCGTGAACGTGAAAAAGTCTATGATAACACCGGAGCATTTTTAGGCTACAATCAAAATCAAGGCAGTGGATATACTGTAGAACGACTAATGCCCACGCCCTACAAGTTAACAGTTAAAGCTGACATATGGTCAACTAACACAGATCAAAAACTACAGATCATGGAACAGATTATGATGATGTTTAATCCCAGTCTTGAACTACAGACTACAGATAACTTTGTAGATTGGACTAGCCTAAGTGTTGTTGAACTAACTGACATCACTTTTACTAGCAGGCAAGTTCCACAGGGTACAGAAAGCGAAATAGATATTGGTACGCTAACATTAGAAACTCCCATCTGGATCAGTGCTCCTAGCAAGGTCAAACGTCTTGGTGTTATTCATGATATTGTAATGAACATACACGATAACGAATATACATTTGAAACACAAGAGACTGTTACAATTGGCGGGTTTAATATATTTGTGTTCAATGAAGGTGGCAATTACTACGCAGAATTACTAGACCCCAGCGCAATTATAGAAGCACTACCGGACATTGGCGATACGCTATGGAAAAAACACGGTAATGACTTAGACTGGCGCTTGTTATTAGATCAGTACACTAACTTTAAGGCAGGATCTAGTCAGTTATTTCTAACACAGCCTAACGGCAACGAAGTTATAGGCACCGTAGCACTTAATCCGGTAAATGAAACTAGATTAAGTATTACATTTGACAAGGATACCTACAATACTAATACAGTTATTGCAGGTCCTGCACGTAATAGTAATAATTGGGGTACAGTGGATGCCATTGTTAATCCTGAAACTTACAATCCAGGAACACCTTTAGAAGGTCAACGTGTGTTATTGTTAAATGATATACCTGAAAATACATCGGCATGGAATGCCTTTACAGCACCTGCTAATAGTATTGTAGAATTTGACGGCGCTGTATGGACTAAACTAGTGCCACCCGAAGGCATTGTCTATACTACAAACATTCGCACTGGCGTACAATACAAGTACGAAGACGGTGAGTGGACTCGTGCATTTGAGGGTGACTATTCAAAAGGATCCTGGCGCCTAGTAATCTAAAATAAGTACATACATGAAAGAACAGATTGTATGCAGTGGCGCCTTATTTTACGCTAAATCAACTCGACGTTTTCTACTGCTACAAAAAGCAGAAGGTAAACACGCAGGTACATGGGGTCTAGTTGGCGGTACTAATATAGAAGGTGAGTCAGCGTGGCAAGGACTGCAACGAGAAATAGTTGAAGAGATAGGTCTTATGCCCACTATTCTTAAAACAATTCCTCTTGAGACATTTGTAAGTAACGATACTGTATTCAACTTTCACACTTATCTATGTGTTATTGACTTGGAGTTTGTGCCAGTATTAAGCAACGAACATGCAGGTTGGGCATGGGCAACTATAGACCATGCTCCTAAGCCTCTACATCAAGGACTACGTAATAGTTTCAGCAGTAAGATCATTCGTACTAAACTGCAAACTGTATTCGACTTAATTGAATTAATATGATAAAAACATTTGCTAGTCCTCCTAAAAACAACTACTTTGCGCCCGAGTGGCGCTTTGATTTTTATGAAACTAATTTAAATAATCCACAGTTAGTAGAAGAAATTAGACAGCTTATACTAGTTAAAGAACAAGAAATTATTAATGCAAATCCAATAGTAACACACGACGGTGGCACAGGGCTAGGAGCTGATAGTTTAACTGCTAGATTTCCGTTCTTTAATATTTTTAACTGGACTGAAGAGCCCATTGTCAAGTTCCAAGACTACGTTAAAGAACAATACTGTAATTTTTTAAAAGAAATCAATGTTGAACAGCAACCTGTTTATATTGGATGCTGGGCAAATGTCATGCGTTTTGGACAGCGTATTCAGCCTCACTGGCATAGTTGTTTTGCTGACAGTTACATAGGCGGGCATTTTGTTGTTGCTACAGAACGTACATCAACGCTGTATCAGAATCCACATAATCCCAACGAACAATTTATATTTGAAAATAACCCAGGAAGTTTAACATTCTTCCCCAGTTATCTAATGCACTGGACCACTGAGTACCTTGGTGATCAAGAGCGTATTACTATTGCGTTTGATATTGTTACAGAAAACTACATAAAAAAATTCCCTGAACATGCAGGGAATTATATTAAATTTGATTAACTGTGCGTTGCCCGCAACATTAACTCAGTCAACATATCTCGCTCACCTAATGACATTACTGGCACGGCGTTCATAGCCAGACTCCATCGTGTTTCGTCATTTTGATTTTCTGGAACACTATGTCCTAGATAGCTTGGAAATATTACTAGATCTCCAGTTTCTACTTGAACATCAATCCAGTCGTAGGCATAAAAGTTCTTGCTAGCAGAATCAGAATCAATAGACGGTTCCATATAATATGTATTATTACCAACTGGTTTAAATTTATGAAATCTAATCATTCCGTAATTCTGCGGAAGGTCCATATAAAATACCGCAGACACGATTGAATTAGGATGTGCATGAAGATGTGTACCTTCGTTTTTTCTATTTTGATTAACCCAGCTTTGTGTCAACTGCGCCGGGTAAGAGTAAGACAATACGTCTTTCATATATTCAGAAATTTTAGATTCAAGATATACTCTAAGTTCTAAAACACCTGGCATTTCTAAACAATAACTATTAGATGATTTTAAATGTGTCGGATAATGTCCGCCGTTAGTTGGCACCATGTCTAATGTCTTTAAAACTTCTATTGCCTGACTAAAGTCTTGTCCCTTTAATAGAATTTTAACTACTGGGATTGGGAACAATCCCATAATATCTTCTGGTTTTATAAATTGCATTATTTTCTCTCCAATACTGATCTTGATCGTCTGTATAAATTTTCAAACGTCCAATTAAATCTTTCCACATGTTTTTTATAAATGTGTTCGTTCATTTCTTCAATCGTTAGTTCTATTTCTACATCTTCTGTTGGTATTAAATGTAGCATAGGTGTACCTGCTTCTATTTTAATTTCACTTGCTTGATTGTTTGTTACTGGTGGTAAAAACATCTGTAAATGACTACCGTGTTGATATTTAAATTCCAACATACCCGGAGCAATAATATATTCTCCTGGATTTTCTTGATGCCATGTTGGTGCTATTGCTACAAAAGGTACTGGTCTATCTGCTACAATAAACCACGGACTTAGTATCTTAAGATGTGTCCATCCTGGAAAAGCCCCGGTCCATTGATCCGGATTATGAGTTTCATGTGTCCGTACATTTGCAGGACACTTTACGCCCTTAACTGCACCACTTTCTAAGCGTTCGATAACATGATCATACCACATGGGTATAGTTATGCCGGCAGTAAATAGATGCTGTAGTCCTGGACACATCTTTGTAGTAGGCATTCTAGTAGGTGCACCAACGTCTTTGTAAGGTGCCATTTCTTTAAACCACTTGGGCTGTAGTTTTTTAGAATGTTCTATTGGAAAGTAATCAACTAAGTGCGGATTAAGAGGATAACATCTTAGCTGTAATTTATTATTTTTGCGTTTGAAAAGCAACGTTGTTTCCTTTAAAATAGTTAAACCAGCCGGTAATAATATATTTGTCTTCAGTCATAGCAGGAATGCCTCTATGAGTGTATGTCCAGTCTGCTGGAAATATTGTTGTTAGTCCTTTGACGGGCTTTATTTTTAGTTCTTGGTGATAAAACTCTGTTTCTCCGTCTTGTTCTACGTCATTTAAGTATGTCATAAAAACAAGATGTCTAGACACAATAGGATACTCTACCCCGTGTCTTTCACAGTGCCATTCTTTGTAGCCGCCACCCGGGCCGTAGTGTTGAATGTTAACACCATCTACTACACTCCATGCGGCTTGACTATTACATCTAGGAAATAATTTTACATATTCATCAACTACTTCTTGCAGTAATACTAGATAATCTAAAAAAACATCGTCTTTATCTGTTGGCCAAAATACTATATCTGTTGAGTCTTTAACATGTGTGCGTACTGTTTCGACACCGTCACCACTCATAATTTTTCCAATTTCTTTTCTATCAGACTTTTTATAAAATTCGATTAATCGGTCACAGATTGTAGTGTCCGTTAGAGTCCAAGAACGGATAAAATTTTCATTTTTAAGAGTCAATGGAAAAGGAGTAGGAGTCATATAAATTACTTATGTTGACTCGTACTCCTTAATGAGTGATTGTGACTAACTAGCTTTCCATTTGCCTATAGGACATTCTTTTGGTTTGTATATTGCTATGGTTGAAACAGCACAAAAACATTTACCGCACAACATTTTTTTAAGTATTACAAACTCACAATTTTTGCAAGTTTCTTTTCTTGTTTGGTAAACTTCTTTAGTTGTAAAAATATCTGTGCCAAAAATTTTATCAAACGTTGATTCATCCATGCTTACTGTCCTTGATTAGGGCCGCTAGGATCTCCAGGTGTATGATCTGCATGAACGACAATGGGATTTCCTTGATTGTCAATGGTTCCTTCGGGTAGTTGTACTTGTTGCTCTGGAGGATTTTCATGTGTTGGCTTTTCTGAACCCATTCCTAAATTTATATTTTCAGTTGTCATATTATCTTACCCATGTTGAATAACCCTGGCAGTCGGCAGCACTATCGTATGCATCGTACCAACCTTCAAACGTACCTTCTGATGATCCGTGTCCTAAATAGCAACCAGTTGTTGGATCACCGCTTGAGCCTTGTACCCCTGCTCCACCAATTGTACATTGGTTTGCGTTAGAAGTATAGCCACCATTCAATCTATCAACTTTATTAGAATCTAACGAATACCAAGCGGCGTTAGTTGATACTGCCCAAGAACCAACATAACCGTTTGTGTATATTACTCGAGGAACGTTAGTACCGGACATGAAGACAAACTGTCTATTACGGACTTCGCTCAATCTACTAGAACCAGTTGCTGTTAGTCCCCAACGAGCCTTGACTGTATTGCCTAAATTGTCAGGCCAACGATATGTATTATTTGTAGATCCGCGACCCCATGCCCATACACGTACTTCAGAGAATGGCAAGTTGTTGATAATACCGCCAATAATATAGTCACCGTTTGGATCAATGCCTACTGTGCCCACTAGAGCATTACCGTTGGCAGTTTGACTTATACTTGGTCTGTCTAATTCGTATTGCTGATTTTGTCTGCTAGTTCCGCTTGGAATAGTTGTGTCTCTAGCGTCATTTGATGACACTAACATCCAACCCCCTCCGTCGTAGTCCATGTCGCAATAAATTTGCTGTGTACTTGTTCCGTCTGTGATCCAGTATAGGCCGCTCTGTGCTGTTGGGTCGTATGCTTTAATCTGTGCCGCTGATCTAGCAGGATTTGTCTGGCTATTTCCAATAGTTACATCTCTGCTCAAGTAACGAACTACCACAATGCCACCACCACCGTCGCCGGTCTGATAACCGCCACCGTTGTATGATCCAGCGCCACCACCACCACCGGTTCCGTGAGTTCCATGGCCGCCTGCTCTAAAGTTGTAAGAGTTTCCACCACCGCCTTGACCGCCTAGGCCAGCAACTTGTCCGCTACCGCAACATGCACCACCACCGCCTGCACCAAAGTATCTAGTTTCACCGGTAATACCTGTTGCTTTACCGCCACCGCCTGTAGATGATCCTACTCCACTTGTACCAAATCCGTCTACTCCACGTTCGGCAGCTCCGCCTCCGCCTCCACCACCCCATGAGGGGCCGCTGGCGTTTGCAGTACCACCGTCATTGCCGCCAGCGTACATTAGGTTAGCATTGCCAAAGTTAGAGTTAAATGGTGCTCCGTATTGACGGCCTTGTCCGCCAGGTGCCGCGCTATTACCCCATGCGCCACCGCCGCCAGAACCGCCTGGTAAACCATTGTTACGGTTTTGTCCGCCGCCTGCGCCACCGCCGCCATAACCCACTACAATGCTTGTAGAATTTGAGTTGGCGAATTGTGAATGTGTACCTGTACGACCTAAAAAACTATTATCACCACCGCCATCTGATCCAACAGTTCCGCCTAATGCTCCTTGACCTACTGTAATGGTATATGTGTTGCCTGCAACTACTGAGTGTACACGGTCAGCTACTCCGCCACCTCCGCCGCCACCAGCAGAGCAGTTAGATGAGCTTGTTCCACCCGAACCGCCGCCACCTACTACTAGTAGTCTAACATCACCTGTATGTTGCGGGTAAAAATAATGTGTACCAGGACTTTGCCAAATATGTACAACATCAGAACCTACTTGTTTAATCTCTGCACCAGTGCTCCATCCAACCATTGATTTGTCAATGTTTCTCCAAACAGCACCATCAAAATATTCTGTAACTTGGAAGTCAGTATTATAACGCATAAATCCACGATCACACCAACGAATTAATACATAACCGTTGCCACCGTGTCCGCCAATACGTCCTTGGTGAGTAGAACCACCGCCTCCTCCACCAGTACATTCGCCGCCTTGGCCGCCTGAATACCAATGGTCTGTTTTTGTAACACTTAAGAATGGTTGATTAAATCCACCGTCCATGCCTATACTAATGCCGCGTTGAGCGCCATAGCTACCTTGACCTACGGTTGTAGCTGTACCTGAACCGTTAGTCCATGGGTTAGTACTTTGATCTGTGTCAGGGCCACCTCCGCCAGAAGCGCCACCACCACCGCCACCGGCTCCTCCGTTGCCAGAGTTGCCGTTAACATAGCATCCGCCTCCTCCGCCTCCACCCCAGTAGTATGCTCCAAAGTTTGGAATGTTTATGCCGGGTCCGCCGTTTCCGCCAGGTGATGAAGATGCAGGAGGCGCACCGCCTGCTCCGCCTGCTCCGCCACCGCCACCGCCTGGATAGTTTCCACCGCCGCCAGCGGCACCACCTGCAGATCCATATCTTGCAGTTCCGCCTGTTCCTGATGTTGCGGCACCACCGGCGTTGCCGCCAACTGATCCATAGCCGCCACCACCACCACCACTTCCGCCTGAAGCGGCTGCAACGTTATTTGCACCTGCTCCACCACCACCGCCACCGTTGGCAGTGATAGTTGAAAAACCTGCTCCGCTAAATGAACTGTTGCCGCCAGAAATACCTGCAATACCTGCTTGTGTTCCGTTGGTAATATTTCTTCCGCCTGATCCTACTACTACTGTATAACCAGTTCCGGGGCTAACTGTTGCGGCAGTTTGATATACAACACCACCAGCTCCGCCACCACCACCTAAGTTGCTTCCGCCAGCTCCACCACCTGCAACTACTAGTATGTCAACGCTTGTAACACCTGCTGGGCAAGTCCAAGTATAAGATCCTGGAGTTGAATATATTGCCGTTGGACGTTGAGCAGTAGTACCTGCTGGTATAGACACAGTATCGGTATTGTTAAATTTTACATTTTTTAAAATTGCCATAGTTTATCTCAGTCGTTTAATATTTCGTCAAGTCTTTCGATTGGAATAGGAGCACCCATACCGATTATATATCTTTTTTCGTGATTGTGAAATGTAATTTCATCTGTAAAAATTTCTTCATCAATGCAGGCAAATTCATAATTTGTTTTTGCATTGGCATAATCTGTAAATGTAGTTAAAAAATAGTCTTCACAATACTCGTGATGTTTAGCTCTAAGTACTAGTACGCGATATTCTTCAGCTGTTAACCACTCTATAGACTCTGTTGTTGTTGTAAACTCTTGCATTATCTAATCCTTTGAATAGTTACATAACCCATATTACCTGCAGAACCTGTTTTTCCGTTCCAGTTAATACCACCAAGATTTTCTTGATTTAAGCCGTTGTTATAGCTTCCGCCACCACAGCCTCCGTGCGTGTTAGTATATTGAATACGTGTTCCGCCACCATTAAATCCACCACCACCGCCTCCGGAAATAAAGCAGTCGCCGTGACCACCACCTCCGCCTGCTCCACCAAATCCGCCGTACGAGTTAGCATTGTTTGAGTTTCCGCCTAGGCCTGGTGTAGTGTCTAAGTAACACCAACCGCCACTAGTGCTAGACCATGTTGGATTGGTTGCTCCGCCTCCGGCAAAGAAGCCGCCGCCTGGGTTTCCTGCTGAACCGCTTTTGCTACGTGATCCGTAATTCCCGCCAGTGCCAGCATCGCCGCCGTCGCCTGATACGGCACTTCTTCCGCTGTTGGCATTTTTACCGTCAGCACCTTCTTGATTAGTTTTAAATCTTGATCCAATCACACTGTTATAAGTGTTACTTGCACCACCGCCACCGGCTCCAATAACTAAAATACTGTCTACTGTATCGTATGGTTGTTGTAGCACATAAGTTGCACCACCTCCACCGCTATCACAGTCAGTTGTGTGATTGCCACCACTAGAGCCTACGACACATTTGATAACTTGCCCAGCAAGTAATCTAAAATCGCCAATTGCGGCTGCACCCCCGCCACCGCGACGTGATGAATTACATCCACCTTGTGCGCCATATGCACCAATACGATACCATCCTGTATATGGAATTGTCACATACTGTGCGCCTAAATTCATTACCACACGGCCACTTAGATCTCCAGAGTATGCATTAATAATTGAACTCGGTGCTAGTCTACTTGGACTTGCTAGTTGTGCTGTAATCGTTCCATTAAATGGTTGAAAACTATTCCATTCATAACCATCCCAAATTTCAATATCGCCTAGGTCAGTGTTAAAACGCATTAATCCTAATGGAGAATCGCTTGTTAGCAGTGTACTTATTACAACAATTCCGCTTCCGCCCCAACCACCATTTCTTGTGTTGCTTGGACTATAGTAGGTAGTTGAACCCCCATACCCACCAGCACCACCACCACCGCCAGTGCCTGGTGTACCATTCTGTCCGCAGTAGTCAATTTCAGGTCCACCTCCACGGCCGCCACCGCCACGACCACCGGCTCCGCCTGTTCCGCCTGATTGTACTGAGCCACCGCCACCGCCAGCATACCATGTTGTCACACCAGTAATAGAATTTGCTACTCCTACTCCTCCTGCGCCTGCAACAGTAGCACCTGACCCGGCAGTTCCTGCTCCGCCTGCACCGCCACCGCCACCACCTGGATAGTTGGTTCCGTAAGTTCCGCTAGCACCGCCAGCATTTCCTTGACCAGTAGTACCCACTCCGCCTGCTGGCACACTAGGATGACGTGCTCCGCCACCTGAGCCAACAGTTCCGTTGCCGCTACCTGGCAATACATCTGCTGTTCCTCGTGTTCCTGCATAGGAATTTCCCTGGCCGCCATTGCCGCCACCGTATGCTGTTATCGAAGAAAATACACTATTACCGCCAGACAATGCTGGAAGACTGCCATCAGCTTGTCCGGTTGCGCCTCTGCCTCCTGCGCCCACAGTAACAGTATAACTATTACCTGGTGTTACTGCAAATGAACTGTTGTAAACTAAGCCACCAGCACCTCCGCCACCTGCTGAGTTGTAGTTTGAACCTCCACCGCCACCACCTACTACTAATACCTGTACAGTGGTAACACCTGCGGGTGCCACCCATGTGTAAGTGCCAGGAGTTCTATAAGCAAATATAGGACGTTGGGCACTAGTACCAATTGGTAGTTGAATACCGTTGGCTACTGCGTTTGTTATCGACGATGTTGTTAACTGTGCCATATTTTATCTCTTATCTTCTAACTGGAAATCTGTGTTGCGTTGCTTCGTAGTTTTGAGTAACTTCAGCATCACTTAGGGCTCGATCATAAATTTGAATCATATAGTATGTGTTGTTTGCAGGATATTGATTATCCCAACCAGAGCCGCCGCCGCGCTCACCAAACTTGGTATAATAACCTGTTTGGTTAGCTAGAGTTGAGTTGCCGCTGTATGCATAATTTTGAATTAATCTACCATCCATGTATGTTCTGACGTTGTTGCCGTCCCAGGTAAATGTAAAATGGTAGATGGTACCAGCAGTTGAACTAAATCCAATGTTTTGCCAGAACCAACTTGTGTTTGATGTCCACACAGCAAAGTTAAAATTACCGTCATTAAAGTGAGCAAACTCGTAGGTATTTTCTTTGTTGACCAGTTGACTTTGACTGCTATTATAACCGTTAAATCTATACCAGATAGTTACTGTGACATAGTCGGATGGTTGGATAGTATTAATTCTAATAGCATGACCGTTAACCAACATGCCGCCGTAGTCAATGCCGTTTGATGCGCCGTTATATGTTGGACTGTTTAACAGCGTACCGTTAAAGATACTTAATCCAGTATTAGACCAGTAGCTTGGATTGCGTACAGGGTTGTAAACTGGTGATATGTCGTTAACAAAGTTTGTAGCACCGCAATATGATGTTGGATTACCAAAGTCATACATGGTTATTAAGTTTTGCGTAACAATGCCTAACTGAAACTGTTCAAGGTTAAAACGTTGGCTGTGTGCGTTAAAGTTTTGTTGAATTTCTTGTGGATTCAATGCTCGCTTGTACACACGCACAGCACCAATTTTCTTAGCAACATTTTCAGATCCTGTACCATTACCAATGTTGCATATTTGTGCAGTGAAGTTATTAGTAAAGCCAGCCTTTTGACCAATGTATAAACCGTTGATGTAGCAGTATGCTTGTCCTTGTACTCTGGTTAGCACAATATGATTCCAATAAGTATTGGCCGCATTCCAACCGTTGGTACTGGCATAGGTTGTAAATCCTGGACTGTAGAAATAAATTTCGTTGTTGTTTGAGTTAATTTTTAAACAATTTGTATTTTGGTCAGGAAAAGCCATCACGTGAGTGTATGCACTGTAACTGGTATTCTGACAATATACCCATGCTTCCCATGTGAAGTCTTGTGTACCAAACGCAAAATCTTGAGTTGATGGTACTTGAGCTTGGCCTAGACTGCCGGTAAACTGAATACATCCACCTGCAACTGAGTCATACGCAATACTGCCACTTAAGGTAGCATGATTGCCGCGCCCACTTAAATCGTACCAAGTTGATTTATCTTGATTACTATAACTTAGCGGATCTCCTGCATCTAAATGCAATACTAAACCGCGTGTTACAACGTTTTCAGTATCCCTACTTTTTACAGAGCGCCATTCTCTTGCTTGTGGATCATAGTTTTCTATTTGACCGCCAATACCTTTATTACTATTGAAGCGTGTTATTCCCGCAGGGTTTGCGCTGTTATCTTTATTGTTTGCACTAATAATTACAATGCCACTGCCGCCATTACCTGCGCCGGCAATTTGTGCTTGTCCTGCACCGCCACCACCACCACCTGTACCAGGTTGGCCGTCTTGTGCTCTGGTATCGCGGCACGATCCGTTACCGCCACCGCCATTTCCACCTGCTCCTGGCAAGTAGCCAATGTATGTACCACCACCTCCACCACCGCCGTAAAAATTTGATATACCGCCGATAGTAATTTGAATTCCTACTCCGCCAGCCCCGCCAACAGACCCTGCATTAAGTGATGCGTTTGGTGCATCGCCACCTACTGCGCCTGCGCCACCACCACCTGCTCCGCCGCCATTGCCAGAGTCATTTGATGCGTTTCCGCCACGATTACCGTAGACTGTGGCGCCACTAAATGCTGATTGATTACTTGTGCCGTAGCTTGTTCTATTGATTTTAGCGGCACCGCCGCCTGATCCACCGTTACCGGCTGCGCCAGAGCTGTTACTTGCGCCACCTCCGCCGCCATTGGCAGTCAAACTATCAAATACACTGTTGCCACCGGTGCTTGCTGTGTTTGCATTGTTTGTAGATTTTGCTCCGCCGTTGCCAACTGTAACTGTATAGCTGTTTCCAGGAGTTACAGCATATGTGGGATGATAAACTACTCCACCACCACCGCCACCTGCGCCAAAGTCGTTGCCACCTCCGCCGCCACCTGCTACTACAAGTACAGCAATGCTAGTCACGCCTGCTGGCGCAACCCATGTATAAGAACCTGGACTATTAAAAACTTGCAGATTTTTTTGGTTATCTGTTCCTGTCGGAAGTTTTAAAAATCCGGTGTCGTTAACTGTTAACCCAGATAAACGTGCCATTTATTTTCCGCCTTTTAATTCATTGATCTCGTCTTTTAATGTTTTGATCGCTTCAATTAGATAAGCACTCAATTTAGTATAGTTGATACCTTCAGGCTTGCCGTCTTTATCGCAAGTAACTAAGTTAGGTAAAACATTAACGACATCTTCAGCAATTAATCCTGCTTCATTTTTTCTACTACCGTCTCGACGATCGTATGTTACGCCAACTAGACTCATAATTGCATCTAGCGCACCACTAATTGGATTTACATTTTCTTTTAATGCAATACTAGAACTTTCTGTTAATCCTGTTACAGTCAATGTACCTGTTGCCGCATTAAATGTAAATTTAGTTGCTGTTGTTTTACCAGAAGTCAAACTACCAGTTGCTCCTGTTGACATTACAGGATATAATGTAGTTGTTGCTGTGTCGTCAGCTAATGATGCGCCTGCCGCCGCCCAACTTAATGTGCCGCTGCCGTTGCTTACTAAGGCATATCCACTGCTTGCCGCATCTGCACTTGGTAATGTATAAACTACTGATCCTGCTGTCGCAGGTGCCGCAAATGTCACGCTACCGCTAGTAGATCCTCTGATAGCCAATCTATTATAAATGTTAAATGCACTACCGCTATTTTGAGAACCAGCATTGATTGTTGTTGCCGCGCCGCCAATGTTAACAGTAGTAGCACTAGTGTTAAAAACTGCGGCAGTACTACTTGCACTATTAGTTGCAATAGTTGGAGCACTATTATTAAGGTTAATAGTAGGAGTAGCACCTGATAGTGTTACATCACTACTGAATGCGCCAGTTGTAGCTGTTATAGGGCCACCGCCTGCACCTAAAGTTACCCAGTTTGTACCATCACTGTATAGTGTAATAGTTGTTCCTGTTGACAATGTTTGACTAGTTGTTCCACTTCCGCCCGGTCCTACAAATGTTCCACCACCGCTAGTACTAAAAGTTAAAGTGATAGTTCCGCTGGCTGCGTTATAAAACGTTTGATTTAGACCAGCAAACAGAACAGGATCTCCAATAGTTACAGTATATGTTGTACCTGTAAGTTTTGTAAATGCACCAGATCCCGGAGATGTAAAGGCTGCGGTTGCGGACGCAGTTGCTGATGATATTACCGTATTATAACGTGCCATATTATTATCTCTCTTTTATATTATACTGTTGATGTTTCGATGCCGTAAATATTAACGTTTACGTTAGCAGTTGAAGCATATACGGTAATGTATTTTGCACCACTAGTGCTACTTAAAACTAAACCTGTTCTTTCAAATACACCTTTTGGTGCAACTACTGTGTCATACTCAATAGCTTCGCTAGGTACTAATGAACCAGTAGGAGAACCTGCGGTTCCCAAGCTAGTGCCTACGTACAGACGAATAGTTGCCGCTGATGTGCCTGTATTTGTAAAACTAACGTTACATACTGTGTATGTAGTCGATGGTACCATATAGGCTGTAGTAGCAGTTGTTGCTCCTGGTGTACCAGTGTATAAAATTCCTGTTGCCATTTTTGTTTCTCCAAATTTTTATGTTTATCTTTGTCCGAAATATACTAAAGCAACTGGTGCTCCATCTATCCCGCCTGTGAACAGCATCTTACTACTTACGTAGATTTGTGCATTGTTAGTATTACTTATCGTATTTCCAGCAATGTATATCTGTCCTGAAGTTATTGTATTTACGTTCAGCGAACTCTGACCGCCACCAATTTGTGCTGTAATAAACGCTTTAATAGCCTTTTGTGTAGGTACTACACCGTCGCTGTTAGCTGTAAAGTACGGATCTGTTGAGAACTGATAAATCGTTGCTGAACCAACTCCCAAACTAACTGATCCAAGTGTCAAACTCTGTAGTCCTGACAAGTTAAACGCACTAGCGTTCAATGTAGCAGTACCAGTTGACTGTTGTACTCCGAACAAGTTACCAACGTTAAAGTTACCGTCTTGGTCGGTACTTGTAAAGAACACTCGTCCACCGCCCACAAACAACTGCTGGTTAGCCGATACTGCCTTAGTAGCATCAACATATGGATAGTTAGTTGCTGAGAATCCACCAGTACCAATGTACAAGAAGTCATGTCCAGTTAAACGAACGTTACTATATGACAAGTTTGTTGTGATTAAGTCATTGTGTGACGGAGCAGTTAGTGTTGTTAATCCCGGATTAATCTGGAATGTTGCACTGTAGTTACCTGCAATACCCGTCACGTTTGTTACGCTAACTAGTTTATACCAACGACTTGTTCCAAGAATACTGCTGAACACTACGTTACACCCTGGTGTTGGTATTTGATATAGTCCACTTACGTTGACATATGTACCTACTTGATACAAATCAGCATAACCGTCGCCTGCGTAACTTGCTGTAGCAGTTGTGTTAGCAGTACCACGATGAGCAAAACTTGGATTACCTAGTGCTCCGTTACCAGTACGTGCGGCTAACGGTGCTGTGTTAACCTTGTTAGGGTCAGTTTGTGTGATAATTGGACCTGCATTATATGTCATGCCTGTCGGTGTTGATGCAGTTAGAGCAAATACTGATCCACCTGATGTAGTAGATATCTGGATTGTACCAGCTAGTCCACTTGTACTTGTTGGTGTGCCTTTGACAAAGTAGTATGTTCCTGCAACAATACCGCCACTATTTGTGCCGTTAAACACAATTGGTTGATTTGCTGTCAAGTTTGTGATATCATCAACAGTGATAGTACCAGTGCTTGTTGCACTTGTTGATACAATGTTTCCACGTGGGAAGCCACTGCCTGGCTCAATCATTCTGATTTCACTAACTTGGTTATTAACTACCTTAGCACGACCTTGTGGTCTTGCACCAGTTGCAATCTTAGTAGCAATCTTACCACTAGTGTTAGATACTGCTACCCATGTAGGTACACGACCTAATGTAGCATTTACAGGGTTACCAAATGCTAGACCTAACCATGAGCTAGAGCTTGATGCAGTTTGTCTAGTCCAATCAATACCGTCTGGGCTAGTTGCAAATACAGTTCCTGAAGATATTGCAACAAATAAGCCTTGGCCATATCTGATCTTAGTCCAAGTATTTGATGAACTTAATATGCTAGTTGATGTGCCACCGCATGTTGGTGCTTGGGTCCATGTATTGTTTGTTGCATAAGATGGTGTTGTTGTCCAGTTTTTTGTTTGCCAGTTAGTAGTATAGTAAACAGTACCGTCACTAGCCAATGCTACAAAACGTCCGTTACCGTATGCTAGGCCTGCCCAAGTCTTGCTTGGTAGTGTTGCTCCTGCATACCACGCTGTTGGATTTGCTGCCATGAATGAACTTACTGTTCCTCCAATAGCACAGAATACGCCTGCGCCGTAGGCAACGTTAGTATATCCTGATGAGTTTGCTGTAATATTACTTGACTGATCTGACCATGTACCTGTTGGGCTACCGCTCAATGATACTGCTGAAGCCGAACTTGTTCCGCCTACAGCAATGTATAAGTTATTACCGTATGCTAGGCTGTTAAGATTAGTCTTGCCAGTTGTTCCGCCAGTAGCTGACCATGTTGATCCTTGATCTGAACTGTATGCTGCCGAAGCGGTAGCTGTTGAAATAGCTACAAAAGCCGCATTTGGATCAGTCACAGTTACCGTAGGAGTTGTAGTATAACCATAGCCTGTTTGTGATATTGTATAGCTTGTTACACCGTAACCTGCGGCATTGGTATTTGTATTTGCACCGGCTACTGCTAGTGTTCCTACATAAGTTAATGCTACGCCAAATGTTCCGCTTGCGCCTGTGCCACTTGCACCATAACCAGATTTACCATAAATTGCATTTGTAAATGTTGGTTTAGTAGAGCTAAAGTTTCCGCTGCCGCCTGCTAGGTAGTAGTTGGTCACGTTCGGTGATACTGTTGTGTCAACTGCTGAGTAGTATGAACCGCTGGTTGCCGCGCCACCTGAACTCCAGCCTGTAGCAGTTACTGGTGCCGCAATAGTTACTATAGGACTAGCATAATATCCACTACCCCATGTTGTAGCAGTAATACTTGACAAGCTACTTGTTACCGCAGTAACAGTAACAGTTTCGCTTGCATAACCGCTACCAGTAATTATCATATCTACTGCTTGAATTTGACCGTTTAGAACACGAGCTGTTGCTGTTGCTCCTGCAGAACCCGAAGCGCCAACAATTACAATAGTTGGCGGTGTTAGATAGTTATATCCGCCGTTCACTACTGTAATGCTGATAATCTGTCCTTGTACGTTAGTGCCAGTAGCGCCAACTACTGCTGTTAGCACTGCGCCAGAACCGCCAACACCACCTACGACTGCCGTAGCTGTTGCGTTCTGTCCGCCACCATATACAACATTTCCCCACTTAGAGCTTGCATCTGTTGGTAATGCGCCGCCTGCGGCCCATGTTGTACCGTCTGTTGTTGTTGCAGTTGATGCTACACCGGTAGCATTTGATGTAGCAACAAACTTACCTTGACCATATGCTAGCCCTGCCCAAGTTGTAGTTACTGCCGCAGTCATTGTAATGCCGGTGCTAGTAAAGCCAGGTGCTGTGTATGACAATGCTGGTTCAATAATATATGCTGATGTTGCATCTAATAATGACACAACTGTATCACCTGGAACAACATGGTCCCATCCTGCTTCATATACCGGAACTGCAATTGTACCTGTCAGTGATGTACTTGCCAAGTTTTGGCTTACGCTAACTGTCCAAGTTGAGCCTGCACCACTTCCGCTGATGTTAGCAACAACGAATGTATTAGGTAATACTGATCCACCTGTTAGCAACATACCTGGATAGATTGTACCAGAAGTCAATGTTCCCACTGTTAGTGTTGTTCCAACAATAATTGAAGCCGCTGTTACTGCTGGAGTTGCACTTGTAGCATTCAGTGAAATGTTAGTACCAGCGGCAGCATTTGCAGCCGAAGTAGATAGTCTAAATGTTGTAGCAGTAAAACTAGTTGTACTTACATAATAAACTGTACCAGTACTTAGACCAGCAACTGCCGCGCCTAAGTATATTGGCATTCCAACATACATAGTTGCTGTGCTAGCCACTGTGAATACTGTGGTATTATTTGTTGTGATAGTTAGTATTGCAAAGTTTGGACGTACTATGTTAGCAAGTTTGTTGCTTTGTGCATAGCCAATAATATTTGCAAACTGACCGACACCAGTACCGCCAATAAGTTGGATTCTCATGCCAACATAAGCAGAACTTAGTTGAATATCACTGTTAGCAATAGTTATAGTTCCAACTGTACCAGTCTGTGCAACGTTACTTGCTGTTAGGTAGTTGCTACCACCAATACCGCGTCCGTTGTTTAAGTCAACTAGTCGTGTTTCAAATACTGCTGAATCACGGAACTCATCTTGTATTGCAACAATATTATATCCTGCACCGCTAACTGTTGGTAGTGCGTTTGTATATGCATTACCGGCGTTTTGATATTCTAAGCGAAGAATCTCATCTGTGCCGTCAGTTACTACGTTTGTGATGTATGCTGGGTTAGCACGGTTATTCAAACGACCATAGATTGGAGTTTCGTAACTGTCAATGCCTTCAGCAATAACACCATATGTACCATATGAGCTGTTACCGTTTGTAGCACGGATACGTCCGCCGTATTCTGCTAGGTAACCTGCGTATGAGTAGTATGCGAACACAGAAACAAGTTCTGTTAATGCACCGCTACCAGTACACCAGCAACCAATACCGTCACTGATAATAGTTGTGTAGTCGTTAGCAACGATAGATTTGTTACCACCGCTGTGTAATGCCGCATCAATTTTTAGACCTGAACAACCAGAACCGAACAATGTTAAGTTCTGTGGGTATGGTGATCGATTGCTAATCCATACTGCGCTGTCATTTGGTCCAAATCCTGCGTCAAGACTTGAATATGCGCCTGCTGTTGGTCTGCGAGTACCAAGTGCATTAGGCAATGTCATTGCGCCAGTTAAACCGTTTAATGTCATGTTTCTTAAACCAGTACCGTTACGTAAGTGGAATAAGTCATTTGCTGTTGCACCGCCTTGTGCTGACAAGTATACTTGTGCAGAGCGTGTTGATTTGTAGTTACCTGTTAATCCCAAATCGTATATTAGACCGTCTATGTGATATGTTGCGTCACGAACAGCCTTGTCAGTAAGGATATAATAACTGACAGTCATTGATCCTGAGCCACCGTTTAGTGTCTTAGTAGACTGTGTACCAGTTCCAGGTGCTGTTATTGTAAGAGTCAATGTTGAAGTAGATGGAGTTGTTAGTACCCAATATACTGTTCCTGCAACAATATTTCCGTCAAACATAGTTCCGCTGAACACTACTGGATCGCCAACTGTTAAGTTGTGTGCGCCGGAGCAGGTAACTGTTCCGTTAGTTGCTGTAGTTGTTACAGTACCAGTGTATTGTGATAGAACATATGCAACTGCTTCATTAGCCAAGAATGATTTGTTAGCACGGATAATCTCTGCACCTTGGATAGTAGCCAATGTGTTGTTGTAACCAGTGGCCATACTGTATGATCCAGTTGGATTATTCCAAGGTTGAATAGTACCGTTGGTATTTTTATCATTAATGCCTTGGTTAATTGGCATGCCTGCTGTGCAAGTAGCTGTCAAACTGCCAACAGTATTAGTGATTGCAAATGCTGTACCACTCTTATATGATTCAGTAACTGTGATTGTTGTTCCTGCGGCTGGATATGTTCCAGCAGTTACAGAGTTAATCCAATACTGTGCGCCATTTACTAGTCCGCCTGCGGCATTAAAGTTTGCAGTTAAGGTTAAACCAGTTGCATTTGTTAATGTTAGTGCTGTTCCGTTCAATGTTGCGGCAATAGTAATTGCACTTGCACTTGCTGTTTTAACATAATAAACTTGATTAGATACAATAGTTGACTGTGTTCCGGTTGCTTGTGGAGTAAATCCAGTAAACCAAACTGGCTGTCCAACAACTACGCCTAGTGAGCTTACAGTTGCTCCAAGTGTAATGCTACTACTTGAAATAGTAGTTGCGGTTGTTGTAATATTTGCAGGTAATCCTGTGAATACGATTGGCATATTTACTAGCATGCCAGCATTGCTTGCAACTGTTATCAAGTTTGTGCTTGTAGTTACTGTTGTTACAGGAACAGTTGTTCCTGATGCCGTAATATCTGTTGTTAGTCCAAGTCCACCGTAGATACCGTAAACAACACCTGTCATTGCACCGTTTGCTGTACTAGTGATAGCAAATACTGATCCAAGATATGTCTGGCTAACTGTAAACTGTGTTGAACTTAGAACTTGTTTGATATAATAAGTACCAGCAGTTAGGTTACCAATAGTTGTTCCTGTGATAGTAATAACTAGGCCTGGAACAAATCCACTGGTTGTACCTGCTGTAAGAATATTATTGTATGTGGTTCCGTTCAATACTACGCTAGTAGTTACGCTAGTAATAGAAGTAGTTGTTGAGGCAGCTGATTGATTGTAGTTTAACAACCATGTTGTACCGCTACCTGAAATAATACTTGTTCCAGCGGCAATACCTGTACCTGCTAGTTGCATACCCACTGCAATAGTTCCTGTTACTGCGCTGTTAACTACTAGTTGTGTACCAGTAATAGTGCCGTTGAATGTTGCTGTTACAGTAGGTTGACCATAAATCTGTGCAACCATTTCGTCAATAACAGTTCTAGTCTGTACAACTGAGCCGTTTGCCGCAAGTAGTTTAACACGCTCGCCGATAAATCCTAATGATCCGTATGTTGAGTCTGCAAGACTACTATGTAATGTAGCTACTGACGGAACTAGTCTGTTGTATGAACGACCGCATTGAATACTTTGGAAGTTGCCGCCAAACAATACGTCATAGGCTAATGCGCTAACCACATATCCTGCATCACGATTTGTTAGTGGCAGGATAGGGCTTTCATTTTGATAGAAACGTGTCACCCAGGCCTGTGCATCATTTGCCGCTTCACTTGCGCGAGCTTGTATTGCATCATATGATGCTTTGTTTGATGTTGTTGCTAGGGCGTATGCTCCGGATGTTACTGGAGTAATAACCAATGTAGAACCAGTAGCTGTAGCTGTTTGGCTCACGCTGATAGTCCAGCTTGTTCCAGATCCTGCTGTGATATAAGTGCCTGCGGCAATAGTTCCGCCTGTAACAATTTGTCCAATTTTAATTGTACCTGTTACGCTACTAACTGTTAGTGTTGTTCCGCTTGTTGTTCCGGTGAATGTGGCCGCTGATGAGTCCGCAACACCATTGTTGATCCAGTATAAAATATCAGCTACGCGAGCCTGTGCAAATGCAGCCGCTGCCGCTGATCCTGCTGTACCTGTTGTGTATTGTGTTGTTGTGTTTCCGGCACTCTCTGTGACATTGGCCTTGGTAATAACTTGACCAATAACTGTTGATAGTCTAGCTAGCGAGTTTTGTACACCTTTTAAATATGGTGCAACTAGCTGTGCTGTATTCAAACTGTAGTATGAGCTACCAGTGATTACTGATTGAGTGTTGCTACCATAAGTTAAGTCATAGCAGATTGCGTCAAGCATGAATCCTAGATCGCGTTTTGTTTCTGCTTTATAAGTTTCGCTGTAGTTAGTCCACTGTTCAGAACCAGTTAGATTTGTGTCAGTGTTTAAGAAAGCAACGATTTCATCTTTAATGTACTGATAGTTTGCTTGAATCAATGTTACTGCATCGCCGTAGTTGGCTAGATATGATGAGTTATATCCAGTAACTGTTGGCATACTGATAGCTGGTTGATACGCTAGTCCGTTAGGATAGTTTGGATTGGTTGGGCCAGTAATAACTGTGCCTGCACTAAACATATCTTGAATAAGTTTAGTGTTGTTAACTACAAGATTAACAGCTGACAAGTTTCCTGTATCACCTGCGGGCAATGATTTTACCTGTGTTGCGGTGTTAGGGAATGTTGTTCCAGATGTTGTAGGAGTTATAGTAGTGTTAGATACCAAGTCAGCTAGCACTGATTGAATACGCAACAGTGCGGCAGATGTTTTTGGTCTGTCATTGTTCAAATATGTTTGTGGTTTTGCCACTTGAACAATAGTACTACGTAGTTCGTCTCCAACAATCGCTGTATCCACAGGCACTACGATAGGACCATATTCGTTATATGTTCCAGTCTTTAAGTAGACTGTTGTATGTGGACGAGCTTCTTGAGGAATCTGTGAATATGTTCCTGCTGTTAGTGCGCCAGTAATGATACTTAACAATCCCTGCGCTGTTGTTAGAGCACCTGTTTCAACTGAGCTGGCAGTAACAGTGGTTGTATTTTGAATAGCCTTAGTACTAATACCATTTAGTGTTTGGTAGTTGGCTGCTGGAGCAGAGTTAGCCATCACTGCTGGGAATAGTGTGTCTTTTAAGTATGAAAGACTGCCTGCAAATACAGGAGCCTGTTGAGTAGTACCGGTACTAGTGAAACTTGTTAGTGTTCTGAAGTACGCTTTTGTAGCTGTTTCAGTATACAAGTTTCCACCGTGTGTTAAATCAAATACGATTCCGTCAATAACTGTACCTGTATCGCGTTCAGCTTTACTTTGTGTATAGTTAAATCTTGCAACTGATGCAGTATTACTACTAGGAGTTATTGCACGAGTCAGGCCGCTTTGATAAACTTCGCTGATTGTAAATGTTGTACTTGTTGGGAATGTGTTTACATAGTAAACTGTTCCGGCAGTTACGCCGCCTGTTGCGGCTGTAAAAGTAATAGGCATTCCATAATACATATTAGCAGTAGTTACTTGACTGCTAGTGCTCGAACCGCCAACAACAAAAGTATTTCCGCTTGCGCTTGTACCTGTAACATTAAATGAATAGTTGACTTGAATAAAGTTATTAACTTCTTTCATCATGAACTGTTTGTTCACTGTCAATGCTAAGCCAGCATTGCTATTTAAATAACCGTCTTCAACTTGTTTACAAGCGTATAGTAAACTTGACCATGGCTTATCTAGTGTTAGACCTTGTCCGTTACCTGATACGTCACTGCCTGATGGCGCTACGTATACAATATTTTGTAGTTCGCCGTAGTATTTCCAAGCAGGTTGATCACCGTCCACACGCAACACTTGTCCGTCTGTACCAATTGGTAGTCTTACTGGGCCATTAGCCCCGTAGTAAACCATGTCACCTTGTGTAGTTAGCGCACCGCTATCTGCACCGCTTGCTAAAATATTCCAATATGTTCCGGTATCACTTAACGGATCGTTTACACCTGTAGATCCAATGTGAGCACTGATACAAATGTAGCTACTATTGCCGTAGTATACAGTATCACCGATAACATAAGTGATGCCAGTTTTCCATGTTGCCGCATAACCTGTTAATACGCTAACGGTACCAATTGGGCCTGTTCCGCCACCACCAGTAATAGTTTCTACTTTAACAACTAGATCGTTGCTTGGGCTTGCGCCGCCTAGCGCACTACCTAAAACTTTTAGTGTGTCATTAACTGTATAACCTGTTCCTGCTGTGCCGCCAATTACTGCTGAATAAGCAGTACCTGTACGAGTTACTGTAAATGTTGGACTTCCGGAACCAGTTGCTGTTACATTAGTACTAGCAACGTTTGTATATGTTGTGTTAGGAGCAGTAGCCCAGCGCATACCAGAACTTAGTTTGCTCCAGTTGGCGCCCGGAGGAGCCGATGCCGAGTTGTCTGCTGTTGCAATATAAGTGTAACCGCCTACATTTACGACATTACCAATCTTGTAGCTTGTACCAGTATCCCATTCTCCTGAATATACTAGACCCGATGTGAATACTTTCCAATATGCTGTTTGTGTACTTGGTGTCTTTGGGCTACCCGATGTGCTATTTTGTATAGCGGTATATGTATATCCGCCGTAAGTTACAACGTCACCAACTTGATAGTCGTTAGCTGAGTTCCATGATCCTTCGAACTGGAAACCGTTAACAAATACGCTAAAGTTTCCTGTATCAATACTTGTACCAGTTGATGTGTGGTATGTGGTACAGATCCATAAATCTGCGCCAAACTTGACCACATCATTTTGTTTGTAACGAACAGAGCTACCACTCCAATCGCCGAGATATGTAATACCTTGGTTGAATACGTCCCACTTTGAAATGTCGTTTTCTAAGCCAGAGGCCGCGGTTGAAGCAGAGGTATGTTGAGTCTTACAAACATACGTACTTCCGCCGTAGTAAACTAAATCACGAACTTTATATCGTGTGCTTGTAGCCCATGCGCCAAGCCATTTAAATCCTGCAGAAAACAAGTCCCACTTGCTTTGGTCGTCTTCTAAATATGTTTGGCTAGTATGTGCTGTTTTACAAACGTATACTGTGCCGCCCCATAGGACAATATCACCTAAGTTATAATAGGTAGTAGCGGCCCATGTATTGCGCCAAGTTGTGCCATCTGCAATAAGATTCCACTTGGTTAATAACGGGTTAGCATTTGTGTCAGTGACAAATGCTGATGACGAAGTATGACTTATTACACAAATGTAAGTTTTTCCGCCATTTGTAACAACGTCGTCAACAACATATCCACGACTCGCTGTCCATGTACCTTGGTACACAAACTTAATTCTACCTAATTTAAATTCTGCCATTTTATATCATCCTCTGATAGTATTTATCTTTGTTGTATTTCTTAGGTTTACAATCCGCGCTTTGTTGCGCTTCTCATAAACATATCCAATGCTGCCATACTGCCATCTACGCCCTTGCCGTTAATATATACTTTATTAGCCATCTTAATAGCTGATCCAACTAGACCGTTAGATACTGTTGATTTAATAAAGTTTGGTGCACCAATGCTTACTGTACCTGCAATAAAGTTACCGGTATAGGTATTTGCACCACCCTGGCTCAAACGTCCTGTTAGATAAGATTTGACTGCTCGCTGTGTTGGAACTATTGCGTCCGAGTTGGCTGCAAAAGTATTGTCTGTACTAAACTGAGTAATAACAACACTTGAGCTACCGACTGCTATACCGCCTAGGCTTAGGGTTTCTAGTCCGCTTAGTCCAAACTGTGTTGCATTTAAAGTAACTGTACCAGTTGCCTGTTGTACCCCAAACAATCCGCCAACGCTAAAGTTTCCGTTTTCGTCTGTACTAGTATAGAAAACGTGTCCCTGGTTTGTCTCAACTGCCTGTTGATTAATCTTAGCAGTTGTAATGTCAGTGTATGGATAATTAGCTGTGGCCCTATTGCCTGTTCCTACTAGTAGGAAGTCATGGTTGGTTACACGACACTGACTATATAGTTGTCTTAACTCTACTGCTGTTCCGTGATTAGGACTTCTTGCTGTAGTCATCTCCGGCGATATCTGTATTGTCGCTTCAATAAACGGTGCAGTAGTTCCAAAAACAGCACTTGCACTTGTTACTTTATATATTTGGCTACTGCCAGCAATAGATAAGTTACTTCCGACTAGAGGAACAGATTGTAGATTTTTAACGATCAAGTTTAATCCTGTTTGGAAAGTATCTGCATATCCGTTTCCTGTAATTGTTACCACAGTTGATGTAGTATTATATCCGGTTCCTCTATTAATAAATGTTGGGTTAGCTAGAGCCCCATTTCCAACACGAGGTGTTATTGATGCTGTAACTGAAACATTATAGTCTGAGAAGGTAACTGATGGAGAGGATGTATAGTTTGATCCAGGTTCCCACAATGATACCGCAGTTATAACTCCGGAGTCAATGGATGGTCTTCCTTGTGCTCTGGCGCCTTCGCTGATTACAGTGACATTGCCTGAAGAACTACCATCTCCGGTTAGTGTTGCAAATAAACCAATATTTGATGTACTATAACCAAATACCATTGCGCTAATACTGCCGTAGGTCAATGTTCGAGTTTTCCAATATATGCCGTGTTCTGATGAGTAAGCATCAGTTCCGTTAGCGTTTACTGCGACAAACACACCTTGACCGTAGGCTAAGTTTGTTGCCGACATATAAGTTGCAGATTGTGTCCAGTTAACTCCGTCAAAACTGATTGCTGATCGTAATCCTCTACCTGATTGTATTGCTACAAACTTATTATTACCAAACGCTACGTCTGTATATGCCGGACCACCTACTGCAAATGACAATCCAGTTGTGCTACCTGCACCTGTTGTTATAGGATTTGTACCTTGGATTGCATTGATATATGTTGCCGCTAATGTAAATGATGATTTACCGTTAGTTTCACTTATGTAATATGTACCGTTAGTGACGGTTCCGTCGCCTGTTAACGGCCCACTAACTACAACACTTTGTCCAACTACTAGTTGAGTTGCAGTTGTTGTGGTACAAGTAAACTGTCCAGCACTACCAATAATAGTTACACCTGACAATATAACGTTACTTGTAGGTAGTGTAGAAGAGTTCCAAGTTATTCCATCTGGGCTCCATGCCGTTTGTCCGTTATTATTAACTGCAACAAATATACCTGAACCGTAAGTTAATGCTACCCAAGATCCGATAGTACTTGTAATTGCTGTACTTGCATCAGTATTATTCAAGTGCATTAATAATGTTGTATTTGCATCTGAAACAAATTCTTGTAGAGTAGGAGTAAATGTAGTTGTGTACCTACTTACTCCACGGCTAACTCTTACTTCATCAATATAACCTGTAGCAAGTGTTGCACCGGTAAATGATGCTCCAATTACTATTGGGCGAGTTGCATAGGTGTTAGCATCTGTATAAGTTGTAGGAGTTAGTGTTCCGTTAACAAACAGTCTAGTTGTTCCACTTGCACGTGATACAGC